GCCGCCCCACGTAAAATTTTGCAAAATTTGGGGAAAAGCAAATGGCGGGCAGAGCGTTAAAAAAGCGCATACTAAGCGATGTGGCCAAGCGCGGTGGCATAGATTACATAACGGACAAGGTTGCATCGGGCGTGACTTTGGCTAAGCTTGCTGAAGAATACAAGTGCAGCCGGTCTTACCTAAGCGCGGCCATTAATTCTGTGCCGGATTACCGCGAGGCTTTGGAGCGCGCTAGGAAAGACAGCGCGGATGCTTTTGTTGAGGAAGGCTTGGCCATATTAGATGATCTTACGCACAAGCCTGACCTGTCATCGACTGACGTTAGCCTTGCGCGTGAGCGTGTTCATCATCGCCGGTTTATGGCAGGCTCTGCGAATGTTGAAAGGTACGGCACGAAGCCTTCGGCTCAGGTGACGATTAGCTTGGGCGACATGCATTTAGATGCGCTGCGTAAGAATAGGTCAAGCATTATTGACGTTACGCCGGAGCCGGACAATGAGTGAAGCGCAAGCAAAACTGATGAAGGATTTTGTGACGCGGTACGCGCAAGATCCTGTGCGTTTTGTTAGGGAGATGCTTGGCGCTGAGCCGCTGCCGTATCAGGCAGAGTTTTTGCAAGCCATTGCGGCTGGCGAGCGCAAGATTAGCGTAAGGTCTGGTCATGGCACGGGAAAGTCCACATCCGCGTCTTGGGCCATGCTTTGGTTTTTGTTGCTGCGGTTTCCGAATAAGGTTGTTGTGACTGCGCCGACCAGCGGCCAGCTTTTTGATGCTCTTTTTGCCGAGCTTAAACGTTGGATAAATGAGCTGCCTAAAGAAATATCGCAGTTGCTTACTGTGAAGTCGGATCGCGTTGAGCTTGCCGCCGCATCGTCAGAGGCGTTTATATCGGCCCGTACCAGCCGTGCAGAAACGCCGGAGGCGCTGGCTGGCGTTCACTCAGAGCATGTTTTGCTAGTTGTTGATGAAGCCAGCGGTGTGCCTGAGAAAGTGTTTGAGGCTGCTGCTGGATCAATGTCGGGCCACAACGCGACCACGATACTTTTGTCTAACCCGACCAGATCCAGCGGAACGTTTTACGAAAGCCAGACAAAGATGGCATCTAGCTGGTGGACGCGTCGGTGGTCATGCGTAGATAGCCCGCTCGTGTCGGAAGAGTTTGTTGACGAGATGCGCGTGAGATATGGCGAGCAGTCTAACGCGTTTCTTATAAGGGTCATGGGTGACTTTCCGCTTGCCGACGATGATACGATTGTGCCGTATCATTTGGTTGAGAGCGCCATGAAGCGTGATATTGAGCTTGCGCCGAATGCAAAGACTGTGTGGGCCATAGATCCGGCAAGATTTGGTAGCGATAGGACGGCGTTTTGTAAGCGTGAGTCTAACGTTATAACGGAAGTTAAGTCGTGGCAGGGTTTGGATCTGATGCAGACCGTGGGCAGGGTGATGGCTGAGTATGAGGCGTTGCCGCCCAGCCAGCAGCCTGATGAGATACTTGTAGATAGCATTGGCGTTGGCGCTGGTGTTGTTGATAGATTGCGTGAGCTAGGCGCGCCTGTGCGTGGTGTGAATGTTGCCGAGGCTCCCAGCATGGGCGAGACGTATAATAATTTGCGTACTGAATTGTGGTTTAAGACAAAGGCGTGGCTAGAGGATCGTTCGTGCAAGCTGCCGGAAGATGATGACTTGCGGGCTGATTTGACGGCCATACGGTATAGCTTTACCTCGTCCGGCAAGATGCAAGCCGAGAGCAAGGATAGCATGCGCAAGCGTGGCTTGCGTTCGCCGGATTTGGCTGATGCTGTTTGTTTGACTATGGCGTCTGATGCGGCGACGGCATTGTCAGGCCCGATGATGTCTTGGCGTGGCGCGATACGCAGGAACCTGCGCGGTATAGCCTAATCTTGCTCAATATGTTACGCTGCGCGTAATTTATGGAGATTGTTTTGATGAATGCACCGAAGTTTAAGCCGTGTAAGGGCTGCCCGACACCCGCCGCATGTAAGCGCGCTGGAACGTGTATGGCGAAGAAGCGCAAGGGCGCTTATAAGTAATGTGGACGGCGCTGCTTCTGCTTTGCAGCGTCGAGGGTAATTGCTTTTCGTTTGGCAGCCCTGTGATGCAGAGCGAGAGCCAGTGCATACAGTCCATACCGAGCGGGCTGGAATACGCGCGGCAGATGTTTCCTGCGTACCGCGCAACAGATTATAAATGCGTCCAGTGGGGCGAAGGAGCTTAGATGGCTAAGTTGACGGCGAAGCAAAAAGCGAGTGCAAGGGCAATGTCTGCAAGGCGTGGCGTAAAATATCCGAATGCGTGGAGCAATTTAAAAGTTGCGCGCGGAACGTCGAAAAAGAAAGCAGCGAAGAAGAAGACCGCGTAATGAGCCGCACGAGGGCAGAGAAGATCGCAGCAGCGAAGAAGCGCCACGGGTTCACGGCGGTGAATAAGCCGCGACGCGGCGGGCCGAAGAAGTTTGAGGTGCTAGCAGTTGAGGGCGACACGGTGAAGAAGGTTAACTTTGGCGACCCCGCCATGTCCATCAAGAAGGATCAGCCCAAGCGAAAGGCGTCCTACTGCGCACGCTCCGGTGGCATCAAGGGCAAGTCGAGCAAGTTGAGCGCGAATTACTGGTCGCGCAAAGCGTGGGATTGTTGATATGGCTACCGCTGAAGAGTTAAGACGCCTACGCGAAGAGCAGAGCATCTTTTCTGCGCTGTACGACATGGCACGCCAGCAGCGCAGCGAGCTGGCTGCGGAAGGTCGCCGCCCCGTGCTTGGCGGGCTGCTGTCGAAGGAGCCTTCGTATGGCACCGACACGCTGCGATACGAAGGCATTGGCGACATGCTTGTGGGGCTGCTTACGCCCGCTGCCAAAGCCGTTGACGCGCCTATCTCTGCAATGCGCGGCACGATCCCGCAGGAAGACATGATAAGCGAAGCGCTTGGCGTTGGTGGTTTAGCCATGGCGGGTGGCGGCGCTGTCGGCGTTCCGCGTGGCGCTGTGGGCGCGAATGCGTTGCGTGGTGATAAGTTTTTTGCGCAAGATGAAATTGACATTTATACGCGCCAAGCTCGGAACCCTAAGAGCCGTGAAACCTTGACCTACATGTCACCTCAAGATTTTTTGGCGCTGGCTAAAAAAACCACTGCTGGCGAAAAAACAGAAAAAACACGCAAATTACTGCGAGAGGGTACGCAGTTTGAAAGCATCCCGTTCTTAAGCGTTCAAAACCAAGGTGGAGGCAACGCTAAGGTTGTTGGCCACGAGGGCCGTAACCGCATGATGGCTTTAGCTGAGGCTGGCGTTGAGAGCGTTCCAGTTCGTTTAAATATGACAGGAGGCGGCGGCGGCCCATCTATCCGTTGGGGTGAAGCCTTAGACCCGAATAGCTTTGATTATGTAGACCCAAAAGATATTCCGGTCAGAGTAATTAACGAAGATGAAAACATGGTTTACTCCATGCCTGACAGCGTTGTGTCTCCAATTACTCAAGCTGCTTCGCCGTCAAGCGATCTTTTGCCTTTGGGCGGCTATCGAAAGCCAGAAAGAAGGTTAAGCAAAGAAGAGCAGGATATAGAAGATCAGATCAGCGAATCAATTCTTTTTGATTTTCTGCGCGATTACGACCCCACAGCTATGGCCAACGCCTCTAAGTCTGCTGGCTTGCTGACGACGGCTGCGTCTGAAGCACAGGACATGGCCAAGCGAATTTTGGAGCTGCGCGCAGAGGGGCGCGCGTCCGAAGTGACCGACGAGATGATGGCGCAAGCAGATCCGCAATATATGTTTGCCAATACGCCGCTGCCGATGGACGAAGCATCGCGGATGGCGCGTGCCGTGGCCGCTGAGTTTGGTGGTGATGGATTACATGGCACCCATTTGGGGAGCTTTAGAGAAATGTTTGACGCGTTTGATAAAGAAAAGGGTCTGTCATCAGAAACATATATAGCGCCAAACACTCAGGAGGGTGTTGAGCTAATCTCACAATTCAATTCCGCTGATACTGGTGCAAGCATGCCGGTTATGCATAGAGAAAATTTATTAGACACAAGCGGGATGTCAGGCGCTGCAATCCCGCGCGAAAAAAAGCAAGCGTGGAATATTTTGGGGAAAACTGGAGATTATTCTGGTTTGCCGCACTGGAGTAACTTTAAGGCAATTAGTTCGGCGCGAGACGCAGGGTATGACGGCATTAAGTTAGAAGAGCGTGATTGGGTCAATAGCACAGCTATTTTCGAGCCACGCAACATCCGCTCACGCTTCGCCCGTTTTGATCCTGAGTTCGCCCACCTGAGCAACCTGTCTGCCGCCAACGCATCGCCTATTGGTGGCCTTTTGGCGCAATCTGGTGTATCTGATAAGCAGGCTGAGCGCATAGAAGAATATTTGCGCAGAAGAGGATTGTTAGACTAATGCCCATAACAACATACGCAGAGCTGCAATCCAGCATCGCAGACTTCCTTGATCGCGATGACCTGACGAGCGTCATCCCGACGTTTATTTCGCTGGCCGAGGCAGACATGAACCGCCAGATACGCCACTGGCGTCAGGAGAAGCGCGCCAACGCCAACATCGATACGCAGTACAGCGCCGTGCCTGCCGACTTCTACGAGGTCATACGGATGTATATCACCTCGGGCAACACGCAGCCGCTTGAGCTGCTGAGCCAGTTTCAGCTGCTGGAGCGCAAACGGCGCACGGCCAACGCCACCAACGAGCCACGTTACTACGCGATCACGGCTGGCGAGATTGAGGTATTCCCCGTTCCCGATGGCACATATGCGACGGAGCTATACTACTACGCCAAGATCGACGCGCTGTCCGACAGCAACACGTCCAACTGGCTGCTGGAATACTTCCCCGACGCCTACCTATACAGCTCGCTGATACATTCTGCGCCATATCTGAAAGACGACGCGCGCATTCAAGTCTGGGCATCTTTGCAGGCGAACGCAATTGGTGGTATAAACGCAGACAATGATAAAGCGAAATTCGGCGGATCTGGTCGCCGCATGAAAATAAAGGCATATTGAGATGAGCTTCACCAACACCTTCGAAACAACCGTCCTTACATGGTCGTTT